GACGGCTTGGTGTGGCACACTGCACCTGGACACGGAGGAGTTCGACGGCGAGACATTCCTGAAGCAGCTCGTGGAAGCTAAGAGGATAGCATACGGGATAGGCCAGATCGAGAGATGTCCTACGACTGGGCGCTTGCACTTCCAGTTCTACATCCAGGCACATAGGACGCAGGCGCTAAGCTGGGTACGCAAGTATATCGCAGACAGGGCCCATTGGGAGCAAGCACGCGGCAATGTACAGCAGTGCATCGACTATTGTAGCAAGGACGATACGAGGGTAGCGGGGCCATGGACGGCGGGCATGCCTAAGCGCCAGGGGCAGACTGCCGGCCTAGAGGCGGCGACTGAGTTAGTCTGCTCCGGCGTAGCACTGGCGGAGGTGGCCAAGAGGATGCCGTTGGTATGGGTCAGGCACGGCAAGGGATTGGTCCATCTCAGGCAGACCCTCTGCCTCGATGCGGACCGCCGAGAGTTCGGACCTGACGGCCCCGAGCTCTGGGTCCTCTGGGGGCCATCGGGTAGCGGCAAGAGCCGCTATGCCAAGGAGCACTGGCCGGGGGCCTTCTGGAAGACCCCCTACACCCAGTGGTGGGACGGCTATGGCACCCACGATACGGTCATCCTGGACGACTTCCGTGGCGATTGCATGCGACTGACCGATCTCCAGCGATTGCTAGATTGGTATCCCCTATGGGTGGAGATCAAGGGTGGATCGCTACCGATGCTAGCGACCCGATACGTCATCACGTCCAATCAGCATCCTGCCGATTGGTACACCAGAGGCGACCCCCATGGGACGATCCTCAGGCGCGTCAGGGACTTCGCCGAGGCCCATGGGAGGCTCCTGGAGTTCCCCTTGGAGCAGGGGACCGTGATAGAGAGCCCCCCTCCCTTCGATGGATGGCTCCCTATCGACTGAGTAAATTGGATTGGATTGGATTGTCGGGATTTTGCGGAAGTTCCGGGGTAATACTATACCCGGAACTCCCGCCGGTGCGCTCGCCGCTAGGGCCCTCAGGATCGCCAAGTCAGTGCCGCTGCGTCTCGGGGTCACACGCGTCCCGCGTACCTGCTACGGCTTTTGTGTCCGTGGGTTATGCGGGGCGACTACCCGCTTGGTGCCCTCAGGCGCCGCTGGCTGCGTAGCGGGGTCATACGCTCGCCGCTAAGGCCCGATTGCCCTATCGGGATTGGATTGGATTGGATGGTTCACTTCTGGCCTCGGAATTGGACGGTTATGCGTAGGGTGCACTCTACGGCTTTGCCGGCGAGGCTAGTAGGGATGTCTCCGGTGTACTCGTCTACGACTACGTAGGGGCCGTAGAAGGCTATGCCTCCTGGCCCTAGATTATAGCCTGGTGCTTGGGCCCAGGTGAAGGGCATCCATCGCTTGGCTTCCCAGATGCGCTGCCACGATCGATTGGCCATTCCGACGGTGGATGGCCCATTGGTCTGGACCATGGTATAGGGATGGAAGCCGATTGGCACAACCTGGGAGATTGTGCTTGGATTGCGTATCTTCTGCCATTTGGCCTGGCGGAGATCAGTCTCCAGCTGCGGCGGGACTAGATCTGATGGGCCGGAGTTCTGGTTCCCAGGGGCCTGAGATGCCGCGAAGGGGCGACTACCTACGGTGAGGTAGTTGAAGTACAGGCCGGTACTGGATCCGATTGCCCTGGCCATGTAGAGCTTGCACTTCAGTATCCTGAAGTGGCTGTACGTGGTCTGGTAGTCCATGAAGCCAGGCACTGACGCAGGACTGAAGACGAAGGCCTTCCACTTGCGCACGACATTGGGGTCGGCGCCCGTGTCGTCGAAGAGGACCCACTGGGCGTTCTGCGTCAGCGTGACGTAGGCGGAGGTAGTCTTGCGAGAGCGCCTAGTACGGCGATACCTACGGCGATAGCGAGGGCGAGCCACGCGGCGTCGGCGAAAGGATCGCCTCACCGTACGGCTGGAGTACCTACGGCTACGGTAGGTCCACGCCATTTTTTTTCTAGGTGCACGGGGGCGCAGATTTCGGCATCGCATTTTGCGCGGTACTGGACGAAGGGAGCTGGACGAGGGGTTGGCGGAAGGCTACGGAATTATAATGGCAGCGACGGCTTGGTGTGGCACACTGCACCTGGACACGGAGGAGTTCGACGGCGAGACATTCCTGAA